GGCGTATGTTGCACCGTCCGGGACTAAACCGCTGCAACTCACGAGAGCGCCCTCGCTTGACGTTGACGCTTTGTACGTAAGCTGAGATGTCCGTGTAGTCACTATCTGCATCTGGTGAGCCTAGCTGTACAGCGCCCAGACCACCCTCGCCGAGCAGCCAACCAGCATTCTCAGCACCTTTATCGAACCTCACCAATACCTTCACTGCGGGATATGCGACTGATGCCATCTATGAGGCACCGATCAGATCATCAGTTGAGCCGCCGTTATCCTTGTAGGCTTTGATAGCTTCAGTAACTTTCTCACCCGCTGCCACCATGTCCGGAATGATGCCAGTTATGTTGATGATGTACTGATCGCCCTCTGTGTTCCTGCCTGTACGGCTCAGCATCATAGCGTCACGGTAGCCCGCTGATGCAGTTGCAAAGCTGCTCGCTACACCACCAGCAGACTCAGCCCGCTGCTTCGCTATATCCCCAGCACTGAGTGCTGTCCCGGCAACGTCTCGGATAGCTCCTAGGCCACCAAAAAGCTTCTCTACTCCAGCCCTCCACCTAACAGGTATCTTGTCGATCAGCTTGTTGAACGCTTTCTCCAGCTCATCCAAGAGCCAATTACCTATCTTGCCCGCGATGGTCTTGAGGCCATTGAGTAGCGCCTTAGCGAGGAGCACCCCCACATCAAAGAGTAGCGGTATGACCTTGTCGAACATCTCGCCGACCCTCATGAACTGATCAACGAGGAAATGAAGTACATCACTCACGGTCTCTCTCAGGACTTTCCACGCGCCCGAGAAGTCACCACCGATGAGGCGTATGAGCGCATCAATGATGCCCGTGATCACGCCCATTGTCGTCTCAACAGTCTCTTTGACGACCGTGAGCACCTCTTCGATAATAGGCTGAATCGTCGGCCAGTGTTCCTCAACAAATCCAACCACGGCCTCAAATACCGTGATGAAAGCTGTCTTAATATTCTCTAGAGCCGGTTTTATGGAGCTATCAAAATAAACCATAAAGTCGTCGAATTTGCCCTGCATATGGTCAAAGAAATCTTTGAGAGCGGGTACGATAGTAGATTGGAAGTACTCTATCAACTGATCAAATCGGTCCTGCATAAAGCCAACAAACTCTTTGAGCTTAGGCATGAGGGTTCCATCAATAAAACCCATAAACTCAGAAAATTTAGTCTGCATAAACGAAACAAACTCCCTGAGCTTCGGCTTTATGGTGCCATCGAGTAGCTCCATAAACGCAGTAAATCGGTCCTGCATAAATTCAACGAACTCTTTTATCTTCGGCTTAATAAACTCAACGAACTCGGTGAATTTTTCCTTTATAAATTCGACAAATTCCTTGAACTTAGGTATGGCGGTAGACTCAATGAAGGCCAGAACCTCTTGGAATTTTTCCTGCATAAAGGCAAATAACTCTTTGAACTTGGGCACAACATCAGAGATAACAAAGGCTGCGATCTGGGCGAATTTTTCCCTCAAAAAAGAAATGTAAGAAAGATACGCTGACACCACGTCGAAAAAGCGATCTTTCATGAATCCAAAAAACTCTCTGAGCTTCGGCACAATGTCAGAGATAACGAAGGAAGCAATCTGAGTGAATTTTTCTCTCAACACCGAGACGTAGATAAGGTACGCTGCAACCACGGCGAGGAACTGCTCTTTCATAAATACAAAGAACGTTTTCAGCCGAGGTACTACAACTCGAATAAAATCTTGAAATGCTGGACCAAGCTCACGCCGAGTCCACTTCACGAGGAGCTTAATGCCATTGATCAGCTTACCCATGCCATTGAATAGCTTCATGATCGCTGGCTCAAGTGCAACTACAGCCTGATTCTTGAGGACTGTGAGCTGCTCGCGCCAGGTCATCGTATCGGCAGCGACCGCGTTGATGGTGTCTGAGCCACCAGCGATCGACTCCATGTAGTCATCAATCGAGAACCGGCCCTCGAGAATCGCGGCAGCCATATCGCCACCAGCACGCGAGCCGAAGGTCTTCATGGCAAGGCCCGTCGCTTCAGCGCTCGGCCCGAGTTCGGTGATCTTGGCGATCGTGTCCGCCAGCCCCTCTCGCATCGGGATGCCCTCACGGGCGAAGGTGGACTGCGCGATCTTGAACGCCCCGAGCACGAGCTCGGCGTTGACCCCCTCCTTCTCCCACTTGGACAGTAGCGCGGTCGATTCTTCGATGCTGAATCCAGCAGCCCGCAACGGTGCACCGAAAGCCACGAGAGTTCCAGCGAGCTTGTCAAAGCCCACACCAGACACTTGCGTCGCCCGAAACAGCATGTCCATCGTTTTCTTGGACTTACCAGCCCCGATACCCCAGTCTCCGAATACACGTGTGGCTGACTTGACCGCTGTAGTGGCATCTACGCCCGAGACTCGTGCCAGGTTTAGCACCTGCTTTGACATCTCCTGAAGTGGCTTCCCAGTCAGGCCCATACGGGTGTTCAGCTCGGCCATCGCCTCGGATGCAGTGGCAAAATCAGCCGGTACGCCCTTAAGAATTTCCTTGAAGTCTCCCTTTAGCCCTTCAAGATCCTTACCAGTCGCCCCCGTATTAGCTCGTATAGTGTTGTAGGCAGACTGAAGCTCGTCACCCATCTTGAGAGCAGCAATCCCAATTACACCAATTCCAGCACCTACGCCAAGCGCCGCTATCTTGAGATTCCCGATACCCTTCGAGGCCTTAGTAGTATCAGCATCAACGGAAATCTTGATTTCGTTCGCTTGAGCCATCGAGCTACTCTTTGTCCTCGGTGTCTTTGTCCTCGGTGACTTCCATCTCATTGGCGATGGATATGTAACTCAAGACACGTGAATCTTCCTGCAACACTACTGAGGGCAGTACGCTATAACGACGAGCAATCCCGTCAATGAGCATCGCGTGATATGCAGCAGTCGGCATCGTTACCTTTCTGCCCTTGCTATCCACCCCACCTCCAACGTGCTTCGCACGTCGGATGTCCTCCATCAGACTAAAGGGGCATTATTCACCGCGTTCACCCATGCTGTTATAGTCTCGACCGCTACCCTAAATGGCAACGAGCATATCCCTTCATAGTTCACTGGAATTTGACTTCCATCTTCATCAATAAAGCCCCAGCTCTCTACAATTTCCTCAACAAACCGTCTGAAAGCTTCATCGATTTGCTCACTCACGAGTGCCTCTTGGATACCCAAGAACACCCCCAGCGGAACATCCAGCCGACACCGAATTTCGGCACCAGCCAGCACTTCCTCTTCAAACTCGATCACCGCCGTTCGGCGCGTTATCTGATAGGCCACTGAGTCCTCCGATCAGCCCATATGGATATGTTTATTCAGCTCGCTATACGGTCGACCACGCTGGGACAGTACCGCTCTGGAGCGACAGGTTGGCAGTCCAACCCATAGAGCCATCCGTACCCCGGCTCAGGTCATACGCACTTATAAGCATCTCCATTGCCATCACCGGTTTTCCCGAGGTGTTACCCCCCAGAGCGTAGGTAACGGTGCGCGTTCCACTCAACGTTGAGAACACCGTATCCGCGCCTGTCTGATTGAATACGCCCGTGAGAGATATGGTGCCATCACCGAGTGATATCAGGCGCTCCCTGGCGCTCTTATCTACACCCGTTATGTCGATTAGGTCTTGCCCTATATTTAGCGTGATACTCGTAACATCGTTACTGATATCGACAACGCTCCCGCCCGAATTATCGACGGCGAGGTAATCGCCTAATCCTGAAACCTTTGCCATAGCCTCTGTCCTTTCTGATCCCTACTTTTGACTAACCGGCTATATGCCGGATCACCCTCTACTAAAACCGACAACGAACACCAGATTCGAGAACGTACCCGAGGTCACGACCCTCAAGTAACGCCCCGACGAGCCTGCTGCCGTTACGCGCTCAGATGTGCGCCCTGTGACAGAGGTGAATACGGCCTTCGTTGAAAAGCTGACATTATTTCCAGAATCTTCGACCGTCACGGTAGCCTCGCCCGAGGCTAATGAGATTACCTCAAGGTAGGCAGCGGGAGCCGTACCGCTAGCTGCTGCTCCCTCATCTACTGAGGCTGAGGTAGTCGCGGACGAGTCCGTCTGTGTGCTGCCAGTGGTCAACAGCACTCCGTTCTCCACACCAGCGCCAGCCGTACCTTCATAGCTGGCTGTAGTTGCAACAGCGGAGCCGGGTGAGCGCGTGACGTTGTAGTCCGCCTGCTTACAGTCGAGGCCACTGAAGGCGTCGCCCCGGCTCGTGCCATAGGTCACGAGTACAATCTGATCAGCCGTTGGCAGTTTGCCCGAGTTCGATGTCCACGCGGCGTGAGATCGTCCCGAGGCGGCATCGAACCAGCCATTCACAGCCATCTGTGCAGTATTGAGGCCGATTATTCTCTGGCGGGCCGAGGTATCCAGAGCGGTCGTATCCAGAAGCTCTTGCTGTGCCGATATTCTTGAGATGGCAGAGATATCCGTGCTCAGGTCGAATCCAGCCGCGTACAATCTGACTCCGAGACCGTTTACCTTCATACGTCATTTGCCTCCTTCACGCGCCCATTCTTCAGTAACCACTCAACGTCTAAGTCACTGGGAGCGCCTGAGAGGCTGTCTCCTGCCTCACAGCTCCATTCTTCATGTGATAGGCCCGTCACTGCCACTAAGCCCTTCAGCGGCGGCGTAGCGGCCTTCTTGCGTGCCATGTTCAGCTCCTCACTTACGGTGCGATC